TATTTCATCCAATCCTTGTGCGTACGACTGTTGTTGTTCCAAAGTCCAAGTAGTGCCGTCATGCCAGCGTTCCAATTCTGATCTGCATGGTTGGCAATAATTTGTGTACTTTCGTGTCGCCTTTCGGCTTTGGCTAATTGACGTGAAAACCGCCATGATTTGACCTTTGAGACTAATCGCCCCAAACCTATACCGACAGTAATCACAATAGTTCTTCGTTCTTGTCAGTATTATCATCTCTTAATTCGCCGATGATTCTATTGAAGACACAGGCATAACCGATAATGTCTTTGACAGAATCTTCTTGGTAGCCCTCACTGAGCCGACTGACTTTGACGAGCAACATGCACATAGCGGCTTGCTCAGGACTAATGTAAGTGTCCAGGTAACCTGACCACAATTCGCTGATTCGTCTGTGGTTAGTGGCGCTGCTTCCATACACAGCGCCTCTAGCTCTGACAATATCTTTGACTTCATCAAGTAGATCCTCAGTTCTTTTCATAATCAAATACCTCATCTTGGACAACTCGTTTGGCTGCCTTGGCTGAAGCATATCCGTTAACCCAACCACGTTGCTTGCCTAACTTAAAACCCTGGTCAAAGCCAAAGTAGAAAGTGCAATATGAAATGCCGGCTGTGTAGATCAAAATGCTAATCGCTGTCCAGGTACTCATGCGTTTAACCAACTTGCTTGGTAAGTGGAAACAATTGTCCATTGCATTACCGCTTCATCATAGGCAACAACATAGTCTTCATCTACTTCATCCAAGTATTGAGAAGCTAGTAAACAAGATACGTAATCAGAAAACCAAAAAACAACGTGTTCGTTTTCCTTTGGCTCATAGCCTTCTTTGAATAATCCATCAAAACGTAGTGGATCATCATTTAACATTTTTAACCAGGGAGCAGACATTTCACATAGTCGCTCAAAGTCCATAGCTGTAACTTTCATAACTGCCTTTCCTTACTGTAACACCAAGCCGTTACTTGGATAAGAGAAGGATCGCAAAAACCACAGACATTTACAATGCCCGCTTTGGCGTGTTTCATAACTATTTCGTTACAGAATACCTATTGAGTCGAAGTCGTCAATATGGTCATCAATGGTTCGGTTAGGCTCTTTTCCCATATACCTTACCTTCAAATATAAAGCTGCCGTCATGGTTGATTGGGATGGTTACGACGCTTACACGTGCCTTATCTACGTAGGCTACTGCAAAGCCGGTCTGCCAGTTAGCGTAGCCCCTTGTATAGTTCATACCGCTGCTTGATAGGTCAACGAGATTACCTACCTCAACACCCTGTAGAACACGTCCTAAACGTCCATTATGGGCTTCTGAGACCGCCATATGACCCAGTCTATGGGTATGCCCACAAACGAGGTTCTTGCCTATCCTACGTGCGCCGTTTAGGGCAGTCTGCCCAGCATTGTTAGACATTGGGAAAGCGTCGCCATGAGCGACGTGCCAACCCTTTGCCCAGTCAAATCCGTATGGGTGAAATTTAATGTTGAGCTTGTCATATCCCATAAAACGCTCATATTTGAGTTCGGGTAAGTTGAGGAAACTTGGTAGTCGCTTTTTGATTGATCGGTAAAGTCTGATTCCATGATTACTTCCTACTACATCTGTAACGCCTAAATACTGCAATACCTCTTGGGTAAATAATCTGTCCTCATCTAGGTTACCAACCATTTCGTCTATCGTGTTAGCGTTAAAACTTCCTAGCTGGGGCATGTCAATTTCATCACCAACACAAATGGTTTGATGAGGTTTCCATTTAGATAGGAAACGACCTACATTTTTTACTGCTACTTCGTTAATAAATGGTGCTTGTAAATCACTTATGAACGCAATGCGCTTAATAGGTTAGTCCTCGTCGTCGTCGTCGTCATAGAACGGGGTAATGTCAGTCTCTGTTGTCTGTGGTATTAACCAATCAGGAAAACTGCTTTTGTTATCCATTAACCCTAATGCTACTTCAACGCTAAAACCTGCTCGCCTCAATGATTGATACCACTCATGTAAGGCTATGGCGTGCATGTCAAGTGCAGTAGTCTCTTTACGAGCTACTGACTTCCTGCGTGCAGGTTTCTTTTTGGCTGCCATGTCTTAATTGTCCCTCGATAGTATGACAAACAGTTCATCAACACGCCGTTCAAGTCTGTTGATTGAATCTTTAATACTTGACCCACCATTTGGTCTAAGTTCATTTAACCAACCTTTTACTAAGAATCTGAGTCCTAGTAAAAAGGCAGTTAAGACAGTTGTAATTGCGGCACAAATAGCGGCAATATCTACCGCTGTCATTACTCTTTAGAACCGATACCGAACTGAGTATCGTCAGGGTTCAATGCACGCAGAATAGGTGCAATAAAAGCAACAGCAAATGCCTTCCAAATCTCGCTTGGACTTGCGTCAGGTGCTGTTACATAAATTGTTGCTAAACAGACAAATGCTGATCTTGCATAGCTGTTAACCATTGCCCAATGTTTTGCTTTCATATCTTGCCCCCTAATAGTGGTATTTCAAAGAAACTGCTGTCATTATCGGAAGCCTTGTTAAAACTGATATGTATATGGTGATTATGCTGGTTTATGCCTGTGTATTTACGCCAACGCCAGCCAAGGATTGGACTGGCTATTTTGCCCAAATGAATTACATAAGCGATACGCTTTGAACTTTTCCCATATTGTCTAATCTGATCTGCCAAGTCTGCTGAAATCCCTTTTTGGTCAGAAAGCCTAGCGTCAATGTCCAAAGCTCGTACGCAACCTGAGGCTGGGTCGGGATTGTGATCTGACTTTCTAGCTGCATGTCGTACATCACCAAGCCACCCATCAGATGAACGCAAGCGTGAGATGAAAGAATCGTCAACCTGCTCTCTGAACTGTGCTGCTGACTTAGATAACCAAGGTTTCATTATGCTAGTAGTAAAGCAGCTTCTTCGGCAGTGATGCCTAATTTAGCAAGCAGTTCAGCCTTTGCTTCAGCCTTAGCAAGATCAGCAGCTTCTTTATCTGCCTTATCGGCTTCAGCCTTTGCTCGGTCTGCTTCTAACTGCGCTACTTCTTCATCAGTTAGTTCAACCTCAATCTGCTCTTTAGTTTCGCAGTTGATGATTAGTTTAGTTGGTTTTGGCATGGCTCTCCTTTATGAGTTTTTAATTCCGTATAAGTAAACGCTTGATCCTGATACCCATGAAGCATTAAGGCAGGTAATTCTTACGCTGGATACCGCAGTATTGGATGAATACAACCCAGCGCATAAATAAGCATACGAACCTGTGGCGTTATTTTCCATAACTCCATCTATTGAAACTGATTTGTATTGAGTAGATGAAGCGTAATTAGGTATGTAAATTACATCATTGCTAAACACATTTGCGGTGGCATTGTTAGCAGGTGGTCGCAAATAAGCGTCAGGCTCTGACCCAGCACCTGAACCATCACCTTGCAAAGTTTTACCAGTAATAGATGTTCCATTCAACTTAACATCACCTTGATCGTTAACTGCACTACGATTACTACGCAATGCACTTAACAAAATTAAATCTGTATAGGTGCTAGGAATTGAAGTGAACTCAATATAATTTGCAGTTGAACTGAGCGTAGCCTTATCAATAAATGTATATGTAGTAGCCATTATGCCGCCTTAATTCCGTAAATTGTAAAAGTAGATCCAATTTCATAATTAGCCCCACCCGTCATTATTTTAATTGTGGTAATGGCTGAAGTTGATCTGAATAAGCCAACTGTGTTTTTAAGATATCCTGTGGTATTTCTACCACCGCTTATTACTGTTTTGTTAGTTGTTGTATTTGAATAATTAAAAATCTGAATAATGTCGGTTGATTGAATTGTTGCTAACTCACCCATCTGCATTGAGTTTTGAGATGATGAACGATTGCTTCCAGCAGATGAACCATTACCATAAAGTCTAGTTACTGAATATAACTGGTTTTGGTTTTCATTGTTAAACTCTAGAGCGTTATTATCTGCGCTTGATAGTTTGCCGTTAAACACAATAATCAAATCTGTGTAAGCCTGAGATACGCTAGTAAAAGTAACTGATGTAACTGCGCTCGCAAGTGTTGTTGTCGCTATCGGTTCATAAGTCGCTGCCATGTTAATCCTTTATTCCGTATAGCGCAAAATGGGTGTATTGGGCAAATGTTGCCCCACCTTGAATACTCATTGAAATAGTAGTAATTGCTTCAGGTGTTTTGAACCAACCACCGCTAGAAAACTCAATACCACCACTACCATTTTTATCTAATCCATCTAAGGCTCTTAAAGTTTTTGTCTTGCTAGTTGAAGTGTAATCCAAAACATCTAGCACATAAGCAGTAAAAGTGTCTGCGGTATTTGAAACTCCATCATATCCTGATGATACCCATAAAGCAGATTGTGAAGATTGTGCTGAAGCAGAAGCGGCTGAACCATTACCAACTAATCTGTGCATTGAATAATTTGTGGAAGTATCGCTATTAAAAGTTAAGTTAATGCGCTCATTTGCGCCACCAGTTCTCGCAATTCCTCTAATTTGTAAATGCTTATAGGTGGAAGGAATTGAAGTAAATGAGATTGTGGATTGAGCAGAACTTAATGAAACTGTAGCAATGCTTTCAAATGATGAAGTTGAAGGTGTTACTCCAACCCCATAAAGTCCAGCAGCAATGTTGCCAATCATTAGGCTATTGCGCCTGTAATAACCCAAGTATTAGCGGCAGTACGAACTGCAACGCATGACTTGTATTGTGCCAAGGTTGGTGCTGTTGGTGCTGCACCTGCTGAAGTAATGGTTACTCCCGACCCAGCGGCAAATGTTAAATTGCCTGCACCTGTGTTAAGAAATGTAATTGCTGAACCAACTGCGGCAGCTGTAAGAGTTGAGTCAGGTGCAATGGTTATAGTCTTAGTAGACGCATTGGTTGTTTGAACCAAAGCCTGATAAAGATCTGTATTGGCTACTGTGTAAGTAGAACCTGATTGTGGATTGATTGTAAAAGTAACCAAACCATTGAACATTGCAGCCGATAAAACGTCCCCGGCGGCGGCTGGAAATCCTGAAGCCATGCTTATTTCTCCTTATTTAGTCTCTAATTATACCCTAGTAAGAGAGTATGTCATCTGAAAGTACCCCATATGTAGGGCTTGAAATTATGAACCCATCAACTATAGGTTCCAGGGTAGTCAGTGTTGCAAACCAACGTGAAGGTGTAATTTCCCAACTGACTCCTTGAACCTGCAGATTCTTTGTAATAGTTGAACCATCCGGTTGAATATTTGAAATATTAACATTATCAAAATAATCCATTGCCAAAATTGTGCCAGTCGGCACGCTAGGATCTAACAAGTCCAATTTCATTTGATCAATTCGAATCGTTGTTGTCGATCTAGTAGCGACATAAATGCGAGCAATGTTCATTGCCTCACTATTAGATTGAACAATTAAATTGTCATAGTTAACACTGTGTGGGAAGTATGTAGTAACGCTTCCTGTGTCCTCTGCATATTGAGCAACGCCTCCAATAGGAGTAATGGTTGCCTGGTTAATAATGAGTTTATCGTCAAAGGCAAATACCAAGTTAGCGTATGGAATTCCACCCGTTTGATTGAATTGAATCGGAGTGCCACCGGCTGAGGCAATTACAGTTGCACGATTCTTAAAAATAGCGTTGCCTTCGGGAGACATATAGAATGCACCTTGTTCGCTGAACTCTGCATTGACCAAGCATTGAAGAGCTGTGCGAGTTGTCCCTGGATCTGCCTGAACAGTTGAATTGCCAGTTTGAATGGATCTAAGGCTATTAGGAAAAGACACTTGATCCAGGATCTTATTAATTCTAGTACCCGTATCTTGTCCAGCGGTTGCATTAGTGATTGTTGTCAAGTTAGCCAAGTTAAATAATCTGAATCCGTCAACAGCTGTAATATCTACATAAGATACGTTTTCTGCTTGATCGTAACTGTAAGCATAAGTTGTTGTATATCCGCTAAATAAGTAATAAGTAATGCCATTATATGTGGCTGATATTCTAAGTTTACGTAACGGAGTCAGTTGGCCATACAAATCGGAGCTGGGATTTTGAGGGTTAAACCTTCCGGTAGGGTCGTAAATTTTAACAACGGCACTACCAGCATCATAAGTATCTCTTAATATATTACGGCCACGA